CGCTCTTGATTTGAAGTTTCTTGTGTATACAACGTATTGTGTTGAGTTTGCCATGGTTTTTGTTTCCTCTTTAGTAGATGGAAAAAGTGTATTAAACATACCTTTTAGCATATTGTTTCCTTTTCCTATTGTTGTTGTTATGGTTACGTAACTCTGGAGTTTCAATCTCTGTTATCCTACGTTCCATGTTACAATTATATACTAGAAAGTGTATTTGGTCAACCTATAGGTTATTTGATTGGTAATACCTATTCTTCTGCACACAATCATATACCTTTTTTGCCCAAGTTTTATTTTGCTCCGCGGTCATATGATTGCTTAAATTTAGATCCGGTTTGCCTTTGTAGTTCATGACCGAGTCCCAAGAATGTTTCAAACAACTTTCATTCATAAAATAACCTGATTTTAGTTCAATCTCAAAAGGCAACATGCTCCACATCTGTACAATATTTTTGCTTGTGTCTAACTCTTTTAGAACATTTTGATCAAAAAATTGTAGTGCATATTTGTATGCGATATCATCTTTGTCCTTGAAAGAAAGATATCTATAATAATCATTAGCCGCTTTCCATATATTAGTATCTGTTCCCTCTATAGGTTTATTGTTGACAGTCAAAGGCAGTGTGGGATGATATAACCTATTGCTGTCTGTCCAACAAAAAATAATATGGTCTGCTAAATTATTGGCGTTTAGATCCCTCTCAAACTCAAGAAATGTATTCCAGATAGATGATCCACCGACTCCTAGTTTCTGTATCTTACTATCCAATAAGCCTGCCAAAATCACACACCAACTGTCTGCCCTATCGCTGGCGCAAAAACTGTCTCCATAATATGCTATCGTACTCATAATATTAGGATATCAATTATCTTTGTAGTCCGGCACCGCGAACAGGTCTATGCCCTCGTCTAGCAGTTTGTTGGTCTCTTCCTTGGTTGGGTTGCCGTAGAACTTCTGGTCACGTTTGCCTTTGTGTGCTTTCCTGGCCTCCCTGGCGAAGTTCTTACCAACGTCCTGGTAATCCTTCTTGATCTTCTTGTTGAGTTTACGCAGTATCTGTTCCGCGGTCTCCCCCATCACGAAGTAGTCGTCTGGTATCTGTTTCTTCTTGGAGGTCTTTACATTAGGTGCCATTATGGCCTTGTCCACCGCGGTGCTGTCACACATTGGACAGTTGATAAGTCCCTTGTTCTTCTGTCTCTTGTATTCTTTGCTGTCTGGGAACCAACCCTCGAACTCGTGTTCACATCTGCATCGCAGTTGATATTTGATCATAATGTTATTTACATTATACACTTGACTAAAAGAACTGTCTACTGTAATATATGAGTATGGCAATAAATGTTTCAGGATACACCAAAGGCAAACCCAAGAAGACTTCCCAAGGCAAGAACAAGAGCAGGATCAAGATGAGCTCTATGAACAAGGCCAAGAAGAGAAGTTACAAGGCGTATGCAGGACAGGGCAAGTAAGGACGAAGTCAGATTACTGAGGGCTCAGATAGGCAACCTAGAAGTGCAGGTCGCGGACTATCAACAGATCGTCAAAGAACTCTCCGACCGGCTAACCCTCTACGAAAAGAAATACGGCACAGTGTTTGTGTCTTCTAGAAATACCTCAGACCAAAAATAACAGCATCCTTCCGCCTACGGAACTTGATGTGTTCGAAGTCTATGATGTACACGTTCAACCTACCACCATGCTCATGCATGATCCGTTCTGTGTCTAAAGGTCTGATTGTTATCCTGTCCTCTTCAGGCAACTTGGCTTCGTAACCCCAGAACATGGGCCACCAGTGCAAGGGATTGAGGGAATCAAACTGCTCCTTCATTATCAGCAGGAATATCACGGGTGTTATAGTGAATGGCTCCAGCCACCATGGTATCGCGTCTATGGTGAGCCAATCTATGAAGTGTATGATGCCTGTCCACACACCCAGTATGGCCAGCAGTATGCCCATTATGGGCCAGAATTCGTCCTCAAAGTCCATGTCGTGATCGTGGTGAGAGTACATGCGTATTTTTTGTTTTCTACTCATAATCATACTAATATATATGTGTATGAAAAAGACATTATTAGTAAATGGTTGCAGTTATGGTGAGTGTTGGACGCCCACACAGAACTTCATTGAGGATCTTGGTTGTGACAATGCCGTAAATGTATCAAAATATGCTACCAGTTTCCAGAGGACCTGTAGGAGCACCATAGAATGGATAGCACAGAATGGTAATCCAGAGTTTGTCGTCGTTCCTGTAACTTTCGCACACAGGTGGGAGTTGGCCATAAGTGACAACGAGGATCAGATAGACGGTAGTTGGTTCCCATTGCAAAGGAAAGAATTGCTGGATGCATACTCGGATCAACTGCACAGAGACGTGGATATCAATAAGTTGAAACTCATGATAGACTTGTATTACGGGTCAATACCTACCATAAAAACATATTGGGATAAATTGTTTTCAGAGGTCATCATGTTGAGTGCATTCCTTGAAAGCAAAAAGATTAGGCACTTAATTTTTGACATGTGCAATCAGTTTGACAAAAAACACATTAAGGGTTATAAAGGATTTGATAAACTTGATTTGATAAAATCAAATAAAAATGTCATAGACCTATTCAAATTCAGTGGCAACAGACACATGTGGCAAAGTATGGAACAAAATAAAAATGTCAACGTCAACACACATCATGCACCAGAACAGTACAAACACCTCGAGAATTACCTTTTAACCTTTATTAATCAGTAGACTTATGCTAGAATTGTGCTACAATAAAGAGTAAATACCTACAATGCAAAAACACACTAGAAGTTTATTAGAAGAATTGAGCTCAATGCCTCTCAGAAGAGACAAGGAAGAAGTGGTGGAGAGCAGGGCTTCTCACATCCTGGAGAGTGCCATAAGGCTGATGACATACATCAGAGAGAACTTCGATCAGGACACAGCATTCAAACTGGAAAAGAAATTCAATTCAGCACTCAAAAACATGGACGCATCCAAGTTCAGCAAAGGCGTGGCCCGTATCAAAGAGAACAGAGACGTCAAAGAGAACATGCTAAAAATCAAAGACGGCGAATACAAAGAGGACTAACCAATGTTGATAGAAGATGTCCTTACAGAATTCAAGAGGACGCACCTAGAACACATCGAGGACATCGTCATCACTGACGGCTACGAGGGTGGCAAGGCAGTTATTGAATACTTCAGAGGATTGTTATTAACACTGAAAGGATCAAGTTCGGAGGCCATGAGTGTGTCTGTGAAGTGGGACGGAGCACCTGCAGTGGTATGCGGAACTAATCCAGACAATGGCCGTTTCTTCGTTGGCACTAAATCAGTGTTCGCCAAGAACGCAAAGATAAATTACACCAAGCGAGACATAGCAAACAACCACGGCACAGACGACCTAGGACAGAAGTTGTTGAAGTGTCTTGTGCATCTTAAGAAACTGAACATCCAAGGGGTGGTGCAAGGTGACCTACTGTTCACGGACGAAGACATCACAAGAAAGAATGTGGATGGCAAACCAAATCTAACATTCACTCCAAACACCATCACCTATGCAGTGCCTGAAGCAAGTGACCTAGGCAAACAGATAGACAGGGCCAAGGTGGGAATAATATTCCACACAACCTACGTGGGAGACTCCCTGGCTGACATGAACGCCAAAGGAGGGGCAGATGTGGGTTCGTTCGCCAAAAGCAATGACGTGTTCTTTGACAACGCCACATACAAGGACGTGTCAGGCAGTGCCAAGTTCACTGATGAAGAAACAAAACAGTTCTTCAATGGCATCGAGAAATTAGAAAACCTGTTGAATGGTGTGCCAAGGAACCTTTCAAGTGTGTTAGGACAGAATCAAGATTTCATACCCATGTTCCAGATGTACATCAATGCCATGGTCAGGGAAGGACAACTGCCCAACGATGCCAACAAGTTTCTACTAGGATTCAAGAAGTTCTACGCAGACAGGATGCAACAGCAGATGTCAGGACTTAAGGCACAGAAGGCCTTACAACTAAGACAGGACAAGATGAAACAGATGCCCGTGTTCCTTAACAGGGCCAAGAAGCCGTTACAGGCCATGTTGACTTTCTACAGGGCAGTGCAGACCATGAAGGCATTCGTGCTTAAGAAGATGAACCAGGCACAGGCCATAGGATCATTCCAACAGACGGATGGCGGACTTGAAGTAACAGAACCAGAGGGGTTCGTTGCTGTTGACCGTTCAGGCAATGCTGTCAAGTTAGTTGATAGGTTAGGATTCTCAAGAAGGAACTTGACTGCGATCAGCAAATTCAAGAAATAGTTCTAAAGTCTTGTTTATCTGGACACTCAATTTCTCCTCATCAAAGAAGGTGTCATGGTTGTGTTTCCTCAGTGCCTGTGTCTGCAGGTAGATGTCTTGCCATTTCTTGTTTCCGCTTTCCACCACACCTCCTTCACTACACTTCGCCTTGAGATCTTGCAATAGGGAAACTAACTTGTCTATTCTTTTACCTGGATCCCGTTCGAGATCATAACTCTCATCAAAATAATTTCCAAACGTCTTGAACCCAATCTCCTTAAACTTCTGAAGATAGAGATAGTTTCCGTGGACTACGAAAACATGTTGTGCCATTATCGGTTTCCATATCTTCTCTGTGATGAACACATCGTGGTCATTGTCGTTTGTCTCTGATACTATCGAACAAACGGTGTCAATGTATGGTGGTTCATAGATATCTCGATCTAACTTGGCCAACCCCCAGTATACGTAATTCTTAGCGTCAACTCCAGGCAGTTCATACTGTTCCGGCATAGTACGTTTTTTTGACTTGTGTAAATGGAAGGTGTGTATACTGTTATCAAGGATACCTTGACCTAATAGTTTATCATACAGTTCTACTCTGTGGGGACGTGCCGCCTTGTTCAGATAGAGGAAGTCATGTTTCTTGTGCCAGTAACTGCCGTTGTGATCATGGGTGAAATTAAATTTATGATTCTTGTGTTTTTCATACATGTAAAACCAAAACCAACTGACACCTCCCGTCCATTTGATGTGTTCCAGATCTAAAATGGGATATAGATCCATATTATCAATGTTTTCTTTAGATTCCCATGGTGTGGCACATATAAAAGTGAAGCCTTGGCTGTGAAGAAGTTCACATCTTTTTTTAAATTCCACATCAAAATCGTTGTTACCACGCAGTCTTACATTGTCATCACGAACATCTATGATCGCAAAGCGCCTGTCATAACTTTCCAGATCATAGTGGTGTAATCTGTAGTACTCGTATTCCAGATCGAACTTTTGATCTTCGAGGCTGTGCAAATTGATGAACTGATGTATATCCTGGTGGTTACCAGTCTTCATGACGTCTGTGAGAATAAAGTTTCGTTGCATATAGCCTATAAATACCCGTATGTTAACACCATTTTTAAAGTATGTATCTGAGGGCAAGGTCATAAGACGACATAGTGACTTGCAGAGGTATACTTTCCCAGAGGTCACAGAGCGGATCTACCTCAGTTTCCTAGCACTGGCCTTGATGAGCCAACACAAAGACACACAGTCTTTCTCCAGGTCATACGCAGACCAGACCATGGCCAAGGGCACGTTCGATCAAGTGAGGATGATCAACAACGATCTCTCAAACATGCTGGCCATAGTGTCAGGCGATCCCGAGATCACTAAGAAACTAAAGAACAAGGATCAAGCACAGGCCATGAGACAGAGGCAACCCATACCCGTGATGGCACTGAGGAGGTATCTGAGGACCTGGGAGGATCATTACAAGAATCTAACACATCTTGAGAGGGCACTTAACATAACAGACGCCAACCTCAAGAACATCAGGCGAGCAGTGGCCAACTATACGAAGTTGGATTCAAAGATGAAGATGCAGACCCTACACAGACTGCAACAGCAATTACAGGCCAAACTTCCCAACACTGACATACTAAAGAAATTCAAGGAACTATAATAATGATCAAATATATCTGTGAGAAGTGTGGGTGTGAACAGCACTGTAGAAAATCCTGTACCGAGTGCAGAGATTGTCCAGACTGTGCATGTAAAGAGTGCGATGCCAAACGAAAATAGTTACTGGGTACTCTACGGTCAGCACACAGAACCAACATATCTAGAAGACGCGGGCAACGGACAGCAGGCACAGAGAGATGCAAGTCTGAAGTATGTCGAGCAATGGCGTGTATGCCTGGACATTGGTAGCAACATAGGACAATGGACCCGGCCACTGGCCAAACGTTTCGAGAGTGTGGTGTGCTTTGAACCAAATCCCAACTTCAGAGAATGTTTCAAGAAGAACATACAAGAGAAAAATGTATTGCTCTGGCCTTACGGATTATCGGACAAGGAACACAAAGCCAAGCAAGACTTTAACTCAACAGTGTTACATGAAGAGGACGGAGACATAGACTGCAGGACACTTGACAGTTTTGGATTGACCAACATTGACTTCGTGAAGATAGACGTTGACGGTTTTGAAATACCATTACTGAACGGAGCGAGGGAAACATTGAGCAAGAACGATCCCGTGATCAACATCGAAATGAAAAGGGACAAGAGGATTGATGTTGTTGTGAAATGTGAGTCTATACTGAAAGATCTAGGTTACAAGTTCATAAAACGAACAAAGAGTGACGAAGTGTGGCTTAAATCTTAATATTACAGCATAATTTACCAATCTTACCACTAAATACTTGCAACTTGATCCCTGAGCGGGATCATAGTCATTTGAATCAGAAAAAAAGGAGGATTAAAAATGGCAATTAACTCAAACAACAACGCGGTTTTCGTAGCAGATGCAACCACTTTCGGTGATGTGGCAATCGAGTACTTCACAGTAACGGTTAACGACACATCAGGAACAGCAGTTGACATCGATGGGAACACGCACAAAGATGGAATCGTGGACAGAATTTTACAAGCGATCCAAACAAGAGGTACTTTGAAGTACTATAATGTAACAACAACCAACGGTGTTATCACTGTGGCAGTTGAGAGATCAGATTCTTGGGCAAACACAGGAACTGGTACTCCAGCATCACCACAGACAGCGGCGGCGGCAAACATGCAGACTTACCTACAAGCGTTAGGATCAGTGAGATGTAGAGCGAGTTCAACTTCTACTTCAGACGATGCTACTATCGATGTGGGTGGAACTACAGTTGCAGTTGTATCTAACATCTAATAATAACAAACGGTATTAACATTATAAGGAGACTTTAAAATGCCAATTTCAAAAAATAACTTCGCGATCAACATGAACAATGAGTTCGAGGGTGTTGACGTAGCCTACCTAACAGTTGACTTTATCAGCTCTATGGTGGCTGAAACTGAAGACGCTTCAAACGAAGACTCAACAAAGGCCGGTCTAGAACTAGCCGAACAAGCAATTGCCAACCAAGGTGTGAACATCATTGGTAAAGGTGGTTTAGCAGTTAGTAACACAGAGGTGACTTACGCGGTGAGAAAAGACAGCCTAGACACTCTTTCTGGCACTACAACAGTTGCGGCGATTCAAGCGGCTATCAGAGCATTAAACGGAAATGCCAAGATCGCGGCTACTATCAGCAGTGCGACAGTTACTGAGCAAACAGCAGGTATGTCAGACACTGGTGTAAACGCTTAATAATTTAAGAAATTAAATTACCAAAGGGCGGATCTTTAATTAGGTTCGCCCTTTTTTTATGGAGTAAATATCCATATGAAACACCTCAGGGCAAAAGATTCCTACATGCTGGACCATTCCAGAAAGTATGAGATCAAGACCATGGCCATGCACGAGATACAACCGGCCAGCATCTACGAGGAGATACCAGATCGTGATGAACTAGAGGTCAGCATCGCCAGTGGTGAGATGGACCATCCACTGATGCTTTGGCCTGTGACACAGGACTACTGGCGGAACATACACCTAAAATTCTACAAGAGGGGCAGTCCGGACCTGCCAGAAGAGGCACCAGAGAAGGACGGAGAGGTGCTGATAGTGTGGCGTGGCAGACAGCGATACCAGTTGGCCAAGGAGATGGGATACACCCACATAGACTGCGTGGTCGAGAAGGAACAGCACAAGATTGTCAGCATGATCCAAAGGGACATGAAACAGGATGCATGAGTACAGGATACACACACTGGTAGACATAACCGATAACGGTAACCTAAAACGACAGTTCCCGTTCACGACAGACGCGGGCCACGACATAAAGGACAAGCACACGCTCACAATAGCACGAGATCAGAACTCCAACTTCAGCACCATGTTGCAACTGCTACAGATGAGGGGTAACATCACGTGGGAACAGCCACCGCAGAAGGTTGAACTGCCCAACCTGGGCAACCATGCTTTCGGATCATACTACGAAGGTGCACACTCCACATGGCACTTCCAGTTCTTCACTGAACAGTCGGGAGTGTACGGAGACTTCACAGACCCCACCGAGAACCTGGTGGAGGA